GTAATCCGCGTACAGGGGAGCACACTTGGCCTCGTAATCCGCGTCCAGGGGAGCACGCTTGGCCTCGTAATCCGCGTCCAGGGCATCACGCTTGGCCTCGTAATCCGCGTCCAGGGCATCACGCTTGGCCCAGTAATCCGCGTACAGGGGAGCACGCTTGGCCTCGTAATCCGCGTCCAGGGCATCACGCTTGGCCTCGTAATCCGCGTACAGGGCATCACGCTTGGCCTCGTAATCCGCGTACAGGGGAGCACGCAAAAGACCCTTCGGAAACGGCACGCCTCCAATAGCCATCTTCCCCGCCTTGATTGCGGTTACAATTTCCTTTGGAAAATTATCGGGCGTGGAAAAATTTATGCATTCTTTCTGGATTCCATGCTTGCGCGGAGTTTCTTCGTAATAAAAATCTATCGCGCCGTGACCAATCCAGTCCTCTTTGATTGTGTGTTTCTGTAGTTCCTTCCCGCGCCGAGTTTTGAAGATCATGTCTGAGGTCAAAAATCTGATGGTTCCGTCCGGCATTTCTTTCCAGCTAATGTATTCGCACAAATTTCCATCCTCCCTTCCTTGTGCTATTTGTTTCCCCCCTCTGAAATTGCCCTTGTGACCTCAACCCTACGAGTATCGGGTCTTTCCGGGGTCATTCTCGCCAGCCCTGTCGTTGCTTCCGGCCTATGCGATTTCGCGGTGGCCTTCTTAGCTGACGGGAAGGGCAGGTTGAGGAGGCTGACTATTTAAATATTTTGTCGATTGCCTTCTCGAATTTCGGTATTGCATCAAGGGCATCCGCTTCTTTTCCGAAAACGGCGACATCCAGCATTTTCTTTTTTTCCTGATTAAGCTGTTTGATAAGATCGGCGGCCTTGCTGTCTACATAGCGGTCGTTGCAGTACTTGGAAAAATCGTAAGCATCAACAAAGTCGGTATGGTATTTGATTTCCGCAACAGGAATGAGCTTCACTTTTTTATCGAGGATCATTTTCAGCTTTTCCTCAAAAGCTAATCTCTTTGCCGGAACAGTGAACTTTTCCGTAATCGCCTTTTCCTTTTGCCGCGCTAGATCCTCAATTCGACTGATCAAATACTTTCTCTGCGTCTCGTTCATCTTCTTCTCCTTTCCGGTGTACTTGGTTGCTGTTTCGGGGATAAATCTATCATAAAAATGATTATAAGCAAGTAATTTCTTCAAAAAAGAATACGGGTATTCCCCCCGTATTTTTAGAAATAACTTTTTTGTTGCGTTATCCGAAAAATGATTCATAATCTCAGGCCATGAAAGAAGAAACCATACTTAAACGATTGAATGAGGATGTAAAATCTAATGGATTCCTGACCGTCAGCGAGAAAACCGGCGTAGGATATGGCACGATTTGGAATATCGTATCCAATCAGGAAATCAAGACTAAAAGGGTTTTCAAAATCCTCGAAAAGCATTATAAAAACTAAATATCTTCACCGCAACCTCTTACGGGATATTATGCAGCTCAAACGGCACTCAGCACTTGAAAGTATCACAAACGTAATCTGTGGATACGTGGTTGCCTTATTATCTCAGGTTATTATATTCCCCCTATTCAATATCAAGGTAACAATCCAGGACAACCTATTAATCGGGGCGTTCTTCACGGTTATATCATTAATCAGGAGCTACATTTTAAGACGGATTTTCACGAGGATAACGGAATGAACTACCAGGATTTCCTAGACCGCAAATCACAATTAGGCACATTCAATGGCTTCAATCCTGTTTACCTGCCTGATTTTCTTTTTGACTTCCAAAAATCCCTGGTTGACTGGTCCTTGAGAAAAGGCAAGTCGGCCCTGTTTGAAGATTGCGGATTGGGCAAGACAATCCAGCAGATTGTTTGGGCGGAAAACGTCCTGAGAAAAGAGAATAAGCCTGTATTGATTTTAACCCCCCTGGCCGTTTCTTATCAGACCGCTATGGAGGGGGATAAGTTTGGAATCGAGGCCAAAAGGTCAAACGAGGGGCAGGTCCACAAGGGAATAAACATCACCAATTATGAACGGCTGCATTATTTTAACCCCAATGATTTCGGCGGGGTTGTATGTGACGAATCATCCATACTTAAATCCTTCGACGGATCATACAGAAAAGAAATAACCGAGTTCATGAAAAAGATTAAATACCGCCTTCTGTGTACGGCGACGGCGGCCCCGAATGACTATATCGAGTTGGGTACGTCGAGCGAGGCCCTCGGGGAACTCGGCTACACGGATATGCTCACGAGGTTTTTCAAAAACGATCAGAACACGATCAGGCCGACCCTGTATCGGCACAGGGGGCAGGATTTCCAAAGCCTCATGGAAGGGGCAAAGTGGAGATTCAAGGGCCATGCCGAAACACCTTTCTGGAAGTGGGTATGTTCCTGGGCGCGGGCCATCCGTACCCCCTCAGATTTAGGCTTTTCCGATGAAGGCTTTATCCTTCCCCCGCTGACAGAAAAAGAACACCTTATCGACGTGTCACGGCCTCACGGCGATATGCTTTTCTCCCTTCCGGCCATAGGACTAAAGGAACAACGGCAAGAGAGAAGATGCACCATCGAGGACCGCTGCGAATACGCCGCCTCCCTGGTCAATGACACAGGAAAGCCCGCAATCGTTTGGTGTCACCTCAACGACGAGGGGGATTTACTTGAAAGGCTTATACCAGACTCAATCCAGATCAGCGGGAAGGATTCCGACGACGAGAAAGAGGAAAAGTTCATTTCCTTCACAAAAGGGCAATCCAGAATCCTCGTAATCAAGCCGAAGATCGGGGCCTGGGGACTCAACTTCCAGCATTGCAATCACATGACGGTTTTCCCGTCTCATTCGTTTGAACAATATTATCAGAGCGTGCGCCGCTGTTGGCGGTTCGGCCAAAAGAACCCGGTCCATGTGGACATTATCACCACTGAGGGGGAACGGGGGGTTCTGAAAAATCAGACCCGCAAGGCCAGGGCAGCCGACAAGATGTTTTCGCAACTCGTCGAGCACATGAACGATACCCTGAAAATCAACAGGAATATGGAATTTACCGAAAAGGAGGTTTTACCATCGTGGCTATAGCAGAGCAAAAAATCACGGACAAATACGCTATTTATTGCGGGGATTGCTTAGAAGTCATGGCGGCAATGCCAAAAGATAAAATCCACTTATCGGTATATTCGCCACCTTTTGGCGGACTTTACAATTATTCTTCCTCGGAGCGTGACCTTTCAAACTGCAAGGATTACGGTCAATTTTTCGAGCATTACGAGTATGTGGTCCAGGAACTTTTCAGGCTTACCTTACCGGGACGTATGACCGCCGTTCATTGCATGGATGTACCTTCGGGAAACTCCGGGCGTGACTACCTGATGGACTTTCCCGGCGATATTATCAGGCTGCATGACAAAATAGGCTTTAAGTATATCGCCCGTTATCACGTTTGGAAAGAACCACTCGGAGTGCGTAACCGCACGATGGCGAAAAACCTCGCGCACAAAACGATTGTTGAGGATTCATCTCTTTGCAGCGTCGCTTCTGCTGACTATCTCCTGGTGTTCAGGAAAAGGGGCGACAATACCATCCCCATAAAACACCCGCATGGACTTACCGAATATCACGGCGAAAGACAAATCCCGGCAGACCTTATGAAATACAAGGGATATTCCGGGAACCAAATCGAAAACCGCTATTCGCATTGGATATGGAGACAATACGCCTCTGCTTTTTGGGATGATGTAAGAATTGGAAACGTCCTGCCCTTTATCGAGGCGCGGGGCGAAGATGATGAAAAGCACGTTCACCCCCTGCAGCTCGATGTAATCTACCGGACAATAGCCTTGTGGTCGAATGTTGGCGAGATTGTTTTCACTCCCTTTTTGGGCGTGGGGTCCGAAGTTTACGGGGCCGTAAAGAGTAACCGGCTCGGAATAGGGGCGGAATTAAAGCCGTCGTATTATCGGCAGGCTGTCAAGAATATGGAATCAATCAACTTTGAAGAAAAACAAGCAAGTTTGATTTAACATTTTCCACCTGATCCACCTTTAGACCTGAGCACATTTTGACGCGGGATTTTTACTGGAACTGAATTGATTTACTGAGGCTGGAGCGAAGATTGAATCTGTATAGACTGACAAATTTAAGGGAGTACCTCATTCAAGGGGTGCGCCTTTTTATTTGTCGGAATTATTTAACCACATGGGCCAGATGAACTTAGGGGAGGGGATGTGAATAATCCGATTGAAATGATGCTCGATAAGGTTGAATGGGTGAAGTCTCCCGAATATGAGCATGACGATTTGCCTTATGTGACCCATACCGGAGTCCTTGAAATTGCCGGATTCAAATTAAATGTAGTCCAACTTAATACCGGGCTAAGGGTTATTCCGGAAGATGATTTCACAGCATTTTTTGAGGCATTATTGAAATGAACCTCGCCCAAAACCTCCGCCAATGCCCCGACTCCCTGCTGTCCTCAGACAAGTATTTTCGTTGTGAGAAATACGAGGCAACCATGTCCAAAGCATCCTGCATCCAGCGTCAGAAATACGCGAAGCTGCCGGGTCCGAAAAAGAAATACAACGGGCATCACATAATCAGGATTTTGCCTGAACGGTATGCGGGCTGCCTTAATTGCGCCCAGGGGAAGCGGCTCGCGGAGATAAAGATAGAGGCGCGGGAGTATGAGAATTTTAAGAGAAGGAATCGGAGAAGTAAATAAAAATACAGGGAGGGTTTTATGAGAATCGGAGAAAAGACATTCAAGAAGGTTTCAGAGCAGGTTTTGGGTTTGATGCTTGAAAGCGAGGGCAAGATCAATCAGGCGTTTTTGCGGTCTGAAGATGACTTTGCAATCTCTTTCAAAGCCAAGATTAAGCCCAACGGAAACGGCACGAAGATTGAGACAAAAATATCATTCACCGTCGAGAAATTTGAGGACACATCTACCGGCACGGTCAGCGAGATTCAAGCATCCCTTTTTGAGGAAAACATCCACGACAAAAGGACCCGGCTGCATACCCTGTGGATGTCCGAAGGCGGGGAAAAGGTAAAGGGCGGGTTTGTTGGGTGGTACAGACTGCAATGAACGCACTTTCCTTGAAAATCCCCGGCGCACCGATCGCTAAGAAACGCCCCCGCTTTTTCAGGCGGGGGAAGTTTGTCGGAACCTACAACTGCCAAGACACAGAGGAAGGGAATTTCCGCTGGCACATTAAAAGCCAGATCGGGGATATGGCGCCGCTCGGGAAAGAGGTCCCTATCCGTCTTGTCTGTCATTTCTTCATGCCGATACCGGAAAGCGCCTCGAAAAAGGCAAAAGAGGGGATGGCGAATCTCAGTATCAAGCATCTTAAAAAGCCCGACGTAGACAATCTTCTTAAATTCGTAAAGGACTGCGCCAACGGACTGCTTTGGCATGATGACTGCCAGGTGATCAGCGTTCAGGCATCAAAGGCTTATCACCCGCTGCCTTCAACAGAGATTTATTTGGAGTGGGAATGATCGATTTCAGCCAAACAGGAATCGTACTTTTCGGAGCATCGTCGGTCTACCTTGTCGGCAGGACTGATAAATGGAAACGGTGGGGTTATGTCATGTAAGCCCTGCCATACCTTAGAACACCCGCATTTAATAAAGCAGATAGCGGTTAAGAGACTGGCACAGGAGGTATTACCATTATGACCAAAGAACAAATCCAAAAGCGGATCGACTTGAAGAAAGAACTTATCAAGGTGACGGAACGGGAGATTGAGGCGTTGGAGAAACTGCGGGACGGAAAATAACTTACAAAAGGGGGCTAAGGTAGCACCTGAAAAGCCGGAATCCCGACCGGCCTGCCCCTTAAAATAATCGGACGTACTACCGGGAAGTACATGGCGAACCCACAAACTGAAAATGGTTTTACCTCGATTGCGAATGAGATTGCAGAGAAGTTTTGTTCTTACCGGATCTCCGGCGAAGAGTGGATGGTGCTTTGGGCCATCCTCCGCAAAACATACGGATGGAACAAAAAAGAGGACCGGATTGCCTTGTCTCAATTCGCTGTAATGACCGGCCTTAAAAGACAGACTGTTTTGAGGGCAATATCTAAACTGTCATCAAAAAAGATTATAGCTGTTATCAAAAATGATGACAGTCAGATCAATACATATAGGTTCAATAAGGATTTTGATCAATGGGCGGCGTTATCAAAAAAGATAATGGTGTCATCAAAAAAGATAATCACTGTAACCAAAAAAGATAATCAACTGTCATCAAAAAAGGGACATACAAAAGACAATATTACAAAAGACACTATACAAAAGAAAATAATAGTTCCCGATTGGATTCCTGAAAAAAGCTGGATTGATTTTGTTGAGCATAGAAAGTCCCTCAAGGGCAAGAAGTTCACGCCAAGGGCTCAGGAATTGATAATCGAGAAATTAAATATATTGCGGCAACAGGGACATGATCCAGTGAGGGTAATCAATCAATCAATCGAAAATTCATGGGCGGGTGTTTTTGAACTCAAAGGAGATTTCAATGGAAATGGAAACAATCGGAGAAGTTATAAACAAGATAAACCCGGCTACGATCCAAGGGCAGCCGAAGTCGATGAGCTTGCCGCCCAGGCAAACGCAATCTTCAGAGGTCAAAAAGCCCCTTCCTCCCCTGGTGATACCTGAAAGATTGCCGGATGAGATAATCGCGGCTTACGTAACAGGCGGAGAGATTCCGGACCCGGAAGCAGCAAGAAAGTCGATGATATCCCACCTGGACGCTTATTCTAAGTCGGGGAAAGAGTGGGGCGAGTACGCAAATAAAATCGACAGTAGGCTGCGGGCTCAGATGAAAAAGGCGTTCAAGGAAATCAGGAAAAACGGCTTTCAGTTCGCCTATGTGGATCACTCCGGGAAAGAGGCTCAGATTGTTTGGTATCAGGTAGCGGATCACAATTATGCAGACAACGAGACAAACAGGAGATGGTCCCCGATCAAGGCAATGCTTTGTAATCTCTGCGACAACAAAGAGTGCCGGGTAAAAAGCCCTCAGAGCATGGAAGATACGAAGAAAATGCCGTGCTGGTCAACGAACTATAGCTACATGAAAAAACTCAAGGAAAGAGGTTGGTTAAAATAAACATGCCGGACTACCGCAAACGGCGCTGAAAGGAGCAACATGAACACCAGATTAATCAACGCAATCTCCTGGCTGGTCCTGGCTGCAATCGTAATCGGCCTGGGGCTGTTGGCGGCGGAGATCATTGCCGGCGTAATGGATTTGGCAGGGGAACTCAAGGGGGCGTGGAGATGAAAGGATATCAGAGGCATGGATAACAAACTCACCGGAGAACTGCAATGAAAATCTGCGTCCATACAGCGACCGTGCAACTGGATAGGTATAATAAAATAATCGCCGCCAGCAAGGAAAAAGGCGACGTGATGAAGGCGGCCCAGGAGTTTAAACAGAAATATCCAGGGCTGAGGGTGAGGATTGAGAGTATTATTGAAGAAGTGGAGAGGTGATGATGAGCGATGGATTAAAAGAACTTATAGGCTGCCAGTGTCGGGCTGAGTTTAATTTACCTCCAAGCGAGTGGCCCGTATCAGGCAGCCCTGCATGGATACTCGTAGAGGATGTGGATATGCCGCTTATAAAAATCAAATCGAGATGGGAAAAAACATCTTTATGGGTTAATGCAACTCTGTTCAAAACAATCGAGAACAGCAGTGTTGATAATGGCTGATAAATACGAATACTCGACCCTGGGTGAGATCTGCACCCGCATGAACTGGGGAGAGAAAAAGGCCCGGCAAATGATTAAGGCCGGATTCCCCGCCGTAAAGGTGGGGCGTGAGTATATCACAACCGAGCCCCGCATCCGTGAATGGCTCGACGCCCTATTCAGTGTCAAGACCAAATAACCCGTCCGTTACCTGCCTTTTAGCCGTCACTTAGCAGTCCCTTGTCCGTACCCCCCAATAACCAGCCTTATACTGACCTTGCTTCGAGGAGCCAGCGGCCCCGTAGAAGCTCTCGGCGAAATCATTCACCAGGAGTTGCTTATGGTCCGTTGTGTCGCGGTAAACGAGAAGGGCATCCGGATCGGCGAACATCATCACCGCTCAACTATCCCCGATGCAACAGTCGAGGAGATAAGGGACATGCACGAAATCAAGGGTAAAAGCTATGAGCAGATATCGCGCAAGTTTAAATTGCCTTATCCCACGGTTGCAAAAATCTGCCGGTATGAAAGACGTTCTCAATGGCCGGATAAATGGAAATGGGTAGAGGTCAATGGCTAAAGGTCAAAAACTCAATCCACGCCAGCAGTTATTCATCAAAGAGTATCTTATTGATCGCAATGCAACCCAAGCAGCAATAAGGGCTGGATATTCAGAAAAGACGGCCGAACAGATAGGTTTCAGGCTGTTGAGAAATGTTCAGATTGAGAAAGCCGTTAACTCAGCTCTCGAAAAACAAATGAAAAGACTCGACATTTCGGCTGATCGCGTCCTTCAGGAAATTGCCTGCCTGTCGTTTTACGACCCCAAGGATTTTGAAAGTGTAAACGGTCCCGAGGATATCAAAAACTTGCCCGAGGATGTGCGCCGAGCCATCGTTGGCTGGGACTGGAACAAGAACGGTAAGTTTGTCTTAAAAATCTCCCCCAAGACTCCCTCCCTGGACCAGCTCGGCCGCCACCTCAAACTTTTCACCGACAAGCTGGAAATATCAGGCAACCTCACCCTGGCGGAAAGAATAAAGGCAGCCCGTGAGCGAATCCGAAGAAAACAAGATTGAATCTGATCTTATTGAGTTGATTGCCGGTTTTGAACACGACCCGCTGGGTTATGTTCTGGCCGCCTTCGAGTGGGGATCGGGAGAACTTGCTGAATTCGACGGGCCGGATGAGTGGCAGCGCGAAACGCTGGATACTATCGGCAACCAACTCAAGCAAGGTGCTATTTCAGTTCAGGAGGCCATCCAGATAGCAGTTGCTTCAGGTCATGGCATCGGTAAATCCGCCCTGGTCGCCTGGATAATCCTCTGGGCTCTCAGTACCTACGAAGACACTAAGGGCGTCGTTACCGCAAACACCGAGACGCAGCTTAAAACAAAAACATGGTCAGAGCTTGCCAAGTGGCACCGGCTCTGCATAAACCGTCATTGGTTCGAGTTCACGGCAACAGCCATCTTCTCTCGCGAAAAGGACCACGAGAAGACCTGGCGTGTTGATATGGTCCCTTGGTCGGAGCGCAACACAGAAGCCTTTGCCGGACTGCACAACAAGGGCAAGCGCATCCTGCTTGTGTTCGACGAGGCATCGGCCATCCCGGACATGATCTGGGAAGTATCCGAGGGAGCGCTCACCGACTCGGAAACGGAAATCATCTGGTGCTGCTTCGGCAACCCCACAAGAAATATCGGCCGCTTCAGGGAGTGCTTCGGCAAGTTCGCCCACCGCTGGATTCACAGGCAGATTGATTCCCGCGAAGTTAAAATCACCAACAAGGAGCAAATAGCCCGCTGGATAGAGGATTACGGAGAGGACAGCGACTTTGTCCGTGTCCGTGTCCGTGGCGTGTTCCCTTCCGCCGATTCCAATGCCTTATTCGGTCCGGATGAGATAGACGCGGCCATGAAGCGGACCTACACCATCGAGCAAATCCAGCACATGGCAGTTGTCCTGGGCGGCGACGTGGCCCGCCAAGGGGATGATTCAAGCGCCCTGGCCCGACGGCAGGGGAGGATGGCCTTTCCGATCCGCTCCATGAGAATTCCTGACACAATGCTTATTGCGGCACAGTTCAGTCAAGAAATGGATGAGCACAAGGCCGATGCCACTTTCATCGACGGAACAGGCGGATATGGGGCTGGGGTCGTTGACGCCATGCGGAACACCGGCCACGACTGCACGGAGATTTTCTTTAACGGCAAGGCCACAGATCCCCGGTTCTTCAATAAGCGCTCCGAGATGTATTTCAATCTCTCGGACTGGATCAAGAAAGAACACGGCGCATTGCCTTACGATCCGGAACTGAAAGAGGAGCTGCTTGCCACTACCTACACCTTCCAGAAAGACAAGTTCCGCATCTGCGAGAAGGACGACATCAAGGAACTAATAGGCCGCTCACCAGATAAGGCGGACGCCCTGATACTGACTTTCGCCTTCCCGGTCATTAAGAAGTTTCAACTGGCCTCGACCGCCAACAGGGGCGACTACGACCCCTACGAAACCCGTACCCATACCCCGACAAACAGGTGATAGCGTCAAGACCATGGAAAACTCTTTAGCCATCCTCGAAAACCTTCACGCCCTGCCCGAGCGCATCGACGCATTGCAGGCCGCGCTCCTTACGCAAGAGCAGGCCGAGTGCCCGGTCATTCACCGCTTTGGACCCGGCCTCTACATCCGGGAAGTGCAGATCCCCGCCGGAGTGATCGCCATTGGCCATATCCAGAGGCAAGCACACCTCAACGTCCTGCTGCAAGGCAAGGTCACAATCGTGCGGGACGATGGGATGCTCGAAACCCTCACCGCCCCCATGGTGTTTGTCGGCAAGCCGGGCCGCAAGGTGGGCTATGTCTGGGAAACAACGGTCTGGCAGAACATCTATGCGACTGACGAAACCGATGTGGAGAAGCTCGAAGAAATGTACCTCGAAAAGACCGAGGGCTGGCACGAGCACTTAGAGGCAGAAAAGCTCTTGCGCCTTCCCGCCCTGGAAGATCAGGACGATTACCGCGCCGTACTCAAGGAGTTAGGCATTACCCAGGCCGAAGTCGAAGAGGACATGCGGACCGTCGAAGTGATACCGCTCCCCCACGGCTCTTACAAGGTCAAATTGGGCGAGTCCTTGATCCACGGCAAGGGCCTCATGGCCACGGCGGAAATAGCGGCGGGAGAGTTTATCGCACCTATGCGGATCGGCAGACAAAAGACCATCGCCGGGAGATTTACCAATCATGCCAAACAACCCAACGCCCGGCCCGAGAGGGTGGGTAACGAGGTATGGCTTGTCGCTATCCGGCCCATTGCGGGCTGCAAGGGCGGGCATGACGGGGAGGAGATCACCATCGATTACCGCGAGTCTTTACGGCTCGCCCTGCAACTAAACGAGGAATCAAAATGAATAAATTAACTTTTGTATGTTCAGAGCATGGAGAGCAGAGGCTTTCGTGGTTTTCGCCATCAGGCATTCGGCTTCAGTGCGGCTGCTGGTGGAGAGATGTTGGCCCCCAAGGCACGGGAATTTTGAAGTATGTAAAAAACATAAAAGGCGAGAGGGGATATGAGCTGCATGCTTTGCAATAAGCCAATGGAGATTATCCATGTTCACTCAGAAGGTGATTTGACGGAAGCCTGCACAAATAAAAACTGTCCGGCCTATGAAATCCCCGTCTTTTGTCTGGGAGAGGAGCAAGGCTTATGTCCGGAATCGCAACCGCAGTAGCGGCCATCGCAGCAGTAGCGACAATAGGGTCCACGGTTTATTCCACTGACCGCAGCCGCAAACTACAGCACGAGGCCCAGGACCAGGCCAAGGCGCAGGCCCTCCGGCAAGAGAAACTCAACGAGGAAGCCCAGAACAAGGCCAACCAGCGCAAGGCCGACCCCCTGAGCATCTTGCAGGCGGCCCAGCAGGCGGCGAAGGGCGGCGTAGGCTCGACAATGCTGACGGGTAGCGCGGGCGTGAGCCCTGACCTGCTGAAATTAGGCAAAACCAGCCTCTTGGGAGCGTAGCCGATGAACCAGACCACCGATAAAGGCAAGGCACTCAAGGTTGACCGGCAAAAACTCTTTACGAGATGGTCAAACCTTCGCTCAGAGCGCTCCGGATTCTTCACCCACTGGCAGGACATCAGCTCTTACCTGCTCCCCTACAACGGGCGTTTCTTCATTCAGGACCGCAACCGGGGGGACCGCAAGTTCAACAAGATTTACGACTCCACGGGGACGCGCTGTCTCAGGATATTGGGTGCGGGTTTAATGGCGGGGGCCACTTCCCCGGCCCGGCCCTGGTTCCGATTAAAGACCCCTGACGAAGAACTCAACGAATCCCACGCCGTCAAGGTCTGGCTCTCGCGGGTGACATCCCTCATGCAGCAGGTTTTCCAGCGGTCCAATACCTACCGCTCTCTGCATCAGGTCTATGAGGAGTTGGGGGGATTCGGCACGGGCGCGGCCCTGGTTATGCCCGATTTTAATAGCGTCATCCATCACTACACATTGACAGCGGGAGAATATTGCATCGCCACGGATTATCAAGGCCGGGTCTGTACCATTTACCGGGAATTTGAGCGGCCCGTCTCCGAAGTGGTCAAGGAGTTTGGGTTAGACAACTGTTCCCCGGCAATCAAGAGCCTGTACAACAGTAACAACCTGGACGCCTGGGTTCCGATAATCCACGCCATCGAGCCGCGAGCCGACCGGGACACATCGAAAAAAGACGGCCGCAATATGCCCTGGGGGTCGTATTACTTCGAGGTCGGCGGCAATCCCGACAAGTTCCTCAGGGAATCCGGCTTTGAGTATTTCCCGGCCCTGGTTCCGCGCTGGGCCGTGGCGGGAGGGGATATTTACGGCAACGCTCCCGGAATGGAAGCCCTGGGCGACATCAAGCAGCTACAGCATGAGCAACTCCGAAAGGGGCAGGGGATAGATTACCAGACCAAGCCGCCTATTCAGGTCCCTACTTCCCTGAAAAACCGCGACATCGACATGCTGCCGGGGGGAGTCACCTATTACGACCCGGTAAGCCCGCAATCGGGTATCAAATCCATGTGGGAGGTCAATTTGGATTTGGGGCACCTGCTGGAAGATATCCGCGACGTGCGGGAGCGAATCCGGGGGGCCTTTTATGCCGATCTGTTCCTGATGCTCGCCAATGCGACCGATACCCGCATGACCGCCACGGAAGTGGCAGAACGACACGAAGAAAAGCTCCTCATGCTGGGGCCGGTCCTCGAAAGGCTGCACAACGAGTTATTGGATCCCCTTATCGAAACCACCTTTGCCCGGATGGTGCGGGCCGGGATCCTTCCCCCGCCTCCCCCGGAAATGCAGGGCATGGAGATCAACGTCGAGTTTGTCTCGATGCTCGCCCAGGCGCAGCGGGCCATTGGCGTCAATTCCGTGGACAGATGGATGGGAGTGGTCGGGCAAGTGGCGGCTTTCAAGCCCGAAGTGCTCGACAAGGTGGACGCCGACTACTGGGTCGATGCTTACGCCGACATGCTGGGAGTGGACCCCAAGATGATCCTGGCAAGCGACAAGGTGGCCCTCATCCGCAAGGCAAGGGCCGAACAAGTCGAGCAGGCGCAGCAGGCCGAACTTGCCGAGCAGCAGAGCAAAACCGTGAAGAACATGGCGCAATCGCCCATGAGTCAGGGCAACGCCCTGGAAGGTATTTTATCGCAGTTTAGCGGGTACACCTAAAACCGGAGGATAGCAAATGGAATTGATCAACATGAAGCAGAGCAACAAGAGTGAAACGGGCATTGCCCCCGCCGAATCGGAAGCGCCGCGCTATCCATACGGCCTTGAGCTGCGCCTTGATAAAGAATCGCTCGACAAGCTGGGCGTGAAAACCCTGCCCTCAGTCGGCACCGAGATAATGATCACGGCCAAAGCCTATGTGAGCAGCACTAGCGCCTATGAATATCAGGGCGAGGGCAAAGAGATAAACATGGGCCTGCAAATCACGGACTTGGCCCTCAGTGCCACTGTTCAGTCCCAGGACAAAGCAACCCTGCTGTACGGCGAATAACGAAATCCCGAGAGGAGAAAGACCATGAGAGAGCAGAGACATTCCAACAGCCCCTTCATTTACGAGACCGGCAGTAACCGCATTTGCGGACTCAAGCAGCCCGGAGGCGGAACAGACCTGTTTGTGCTTACCGCTTCGCAGGTGGGCGCTCCCGTTGATGGAGTGCGGGCGGCACTAGCGGTCGATATGGTAGCGGCTGACGCGGACCTCACCTTCACGGCCCGTCAGTACGGGGCGCAGGGCAATTTCCTCACCGTGGCCTTTGTCAATCCGGGAGCGGCAAACCACGCCCTGGAAGTCTACGTTGACGGCAACGCCATCCGCATTGTGCTGGCGACGGGGGCGGGAGGCGCAATCAGCTCCACGGCCATTGAAGTGGCCGCAGCCATAGCCGCCCATGAACGGGCCAACGAACTTGTCGCGGTCACCTACGAGGGGACGGGCCTAGGGATAGTCAACGCCACTCCGTTTCCCGCCGCACTGGCCGGAGGGGTCACCTGCACTCCGGGGGCGCTGCACAGCCTGAGACTGAGCGCCGACGGCAGCCGCATTTACCGCAAGATTTCCGCGCAGGCATGGGAGACGATGCTCGACATCATGCCCCCCACTGTTCCCAATGTCGGGACGGTCCGCATGTCCTACGCCGACGGGCAGGCTTTCATCTGGGACGACGGACAGGACTTCTCGCAGTTCGGTATCCCCTCGGGGATCACCAGCAAGGGGACAAGAAGGTACAAGATTTTCGTTTTCTACGGGGACGAGGTTATTAGCGGCTTTTGCGATCTGGCCTCGGCGGGAGAAACACTCGGCGCGGACCTGGTTGTCAACGGCGGCTTTGATGCAGATGCCGACTGGACCAAGGGCGACGGCTGGACGATTGGCGACGGCGTATTAACCAAGGCGTTAGGGGCCGAATCGCAATGCGAGAGCGCCGCCGACATAGCCATGGTCAAGGGCAAGCTCTACAAACTCACTTTCGATATGGAGAACGCCGTGGGCGTTACAGGTTATCTGACTTTCCTCTGTGGGGGCGTAGTTGTCGGTTCTTGGAACACCACGGGGGCAAAGGAGCGCTATTTCACCGAACTGACAGGCGGCAATATCAAGATCAAGTTTCACACCGGGACGGACTGGGGCGGGACGATTGACAACGTGGTCCTCAAAGAGGTCACCGACGTGGCGGAAAACGAGGGTATCAAGATTTTCAACGCCGAAGCGGGCGGGGCTCAGAACATCATCGGCGGCTTTGCGACAAAGGCGGATGCTTTCTCCATGCTGCAGCCGGATCACGCAATCACATACAAGCTGGTCCCGCAATATTAATTACCCGTACCCATAACGCTCTTTTTCAATGATAGCGTTTTACGCGAATGAGACACGACCCCACAGACCTCAAAACCCAGGAGGAGGCCCGAAAGGCTTCCGAGCTTCAGGCCCGCCTGGACCGCGAGGCTGAGGAGGGCGATTTCAGATGGCTCATGAGCAGTAAGCGGGGCCGCCGCATCGTGTGGCGACTCCTGGAGCAGGCAGGCGTGTTCCGGTCGTCTTTCAGTCCCACGGCCATGCAGATGGCCTTCAACGAGGGGTACAGGAATTACGGCAATCACACGCTGGGGCTGCTTCACCAGTACTGCCCGGAGCAATATCCACAAATGATGAAGGAGAATACACATGACAGAACCGGTAGTCCCAATTCCAAGTGACCCGCCGCCTGTAACCGATCCGCCCCCGGCTGATCCGCCCAAACCAGCGGACCCGCCCCCGGCAGATCCTCCGAAGCCCGCTGACCCTCCGGCCGACCCACCCAAACCGCCTGGAGCGCCCGAGGCTTACGAGTTCAAGGCCCCCGAGGGCCGCGAATACGACGCGGACTTCCTGACCACCTTCACCGAAGTGGCCAAGGAACTGGACCTCCCGCAGGACAAGGCCCAAGTCGTCCTCGACAAGTTGAGCGAGAAAGCGCAGGAGCGCCAGAGCGCCAAACTCGAAGAGGCAAAGGCCCAGTGGCTTGCGGATTCAAAAAAGGACACGGAATTTGGCGGCGACAAGCTCGAAGAAAATCTCGGCATCGCCAAGAAGGCCCTCGACGCCTTCGGCTCTGACCTGCTCAAGGCCATGCTCAACGACTCCGGACTGGGGAACCATCCGGAACTGATCCGCTTCTTTTTCAAAGTGGGCAAGGCCATTAGCGAGGACACCTTCATGGGCGGCCACCGTGAAGGCAAGGGACAGCCGAAAACCTTCAACGATATGGCCGCGCTTTTGTACGGAAACACAAGCCAATAATCCTATAGAAAAGGAGAAATAATATGCCTTTACTGCCAGCAACCAATCTGACCCTGCTCGACTGGGCCAAGCGCATTGACCCGGAAGGGCGCATCCCCGCGATAGCCGAACTTCTCTCCCAGACAAACGAGATCCTCACGGACTGCGTTTTCAAGGAGGGCAACCTGCCCACGGGCGAAAGGGTAGTTATCCGCACGGGCCTCCCCATCGTCTATTGGAGGGCGCTCAATCAGGGCATCCCGCCCAGCAAGTCCACGACCGCGCAGGTTGACGAGGCTTGCGGAATCCTCGAAGCCCGCTCCGAAGTGGACAAGGACCTTGCCATGCTCAACGGCAACACGGCCCAGTTCCGCCTCAGTGAGGACACGGCCTTCCTGGAGGCCATGAACCAGACCATGGCGACAACCCTCTTTTACGGCAACCCGGCGGTTGACCCCCGGCAGTTCCTCGGGCTTGCCCCCCGGTACGGGGACATCGGTGGAGGCGCTCCGCTCAACGCGGCCAACATCATCTCGGCGGGCGGCGCAAACCAGCCCACCAATACCTCGGTTTACCTCGTAGTCTGGGGCGACAATACCGTTTATTGCCCCTTCCCCAAAGGAAGCAAGGCGGGTCTTATCCATGAGGACCTCGGAGAGCAGACCGTCTATAACGCGGACGGGTCCCGGATGCAGGCCCTTGCCACCCGTTACCAGTGGAAAAACGGCCTGGTCGTGAAGGATTGGCGCTATGTCGTGAGGATTTGCAACATCAATACGGTTGACCTTGTGGGCCTCATTAACACGCAGGCACTCGCGGCGGCCACTTCCCTGGTCAAGCTGATGACCCAGGCCCTTTACCGGATTCCCAACCTCGCGCTGGGCCGGGCGGCGTTCTACATGCCTCGGGTAGTCCATGAGGGCATGAGCATCATGGCGCTGGAAAAAAGCCAGAACGTCCTGCGAATCAACGAGGCCCTCAGCCAGTACGGGACCCCGCAGTCGTGGCTTACCTTCCTGGGCGTGCCCTTGAGGAAGTGCGACAGCATCCTGACCACCGAGGGAGTTGTAGCGTAATCAACGGGGGCGGGCTTTCCGCCCCTTCACCCTTTTTTCGAGAGGAGAAAAAGACATGATCACAGATATCAATTTAAGATTTTCCTCGGACCAGGCCCTTCTCGGGAACGCCGTTTCCGAAGATACGGTTGACCTGGTGAGCGTCCGAGACATCGGGGCGGGTAAAATGCTCTACGCCCTCTTCACTGTCGGCGTCCAGATCGCCGGAGGCGGCATGACCGACCTTGGGATAGATATCATTGTCGATAATGACCCTGCCCTGGGTTCGCCCGGAATCCTGGTCACCATCCCCGATATCCCGGTAGGCAACCTCGTAGCGGGCTTCCAGGTGTCCGTTCCCATCCCCGCCATTGATGGCGTCGGCCTCGGAGTGCGGTATCTCGGGGCCAGCTATCGCTGCGTGGGCGGCAACCCTAACGCAGGCACGATTACGGCGGATATCGTTGAAACTCTCCAGCAGCAGAAGTATTACCCCTCAGGCTTTTAAGGGAGGATGATCAATGCCGAAAGTCAAGGCCAATGTCCGCTGCTTTATTGACAACGCCCTGCGCGAGGCGGGAGATGTTTTCGATTACTCCGGCGAGCCCACAAGCTGCATGGAAGTAGTCGAGGAGAAAACCCCCGAATCCCCCGCGAAAGACGCGAAGGTCAAGAAAGGCAAAGAGTAAACAACTTGAACCCATAAGGCGGGGATGTGGGCGACTGCATCCCCGTTTTTTCTAAGGGGGCATAAATGGCAAACGAAATCGATGTGTGCAATCTGGCCCTCAGTCATTTGGGAGATTCGGCGACCGTGGCCGCGATTGATCCCCCCGAGGGGTCCATCCAGGCCATGCACTGTGCAAGGTTCTACCCCATCGCCCGTGACGCCCTTCTCGAAATGCACGATTGGAATTTCTGCACCCGCCGGGAAAGCCCCGCACTTTTAGTTGATGTCATCGCCCCCTGGCTCTATTGCTACGCCAAACCCAATTTGTGCCAGAAGATAATTGCCGTCATCAGCCCGGAGGCGGACGATGACTACAGTTCCCCCGCCGGTGTCGATGATGAAGTCCCTACCGTTTACGTCCCGCAGCCCTACGCCGTAGAGACGCTCGCCGACGGCACAGAAGTGATCTGCACCAACCAGGAGGACGCGGTCTTGAGATACACGGCCAAGGTCACGGACCCCACAAAGTTTTCCTCCCTGTTCGTCATGGCGCTTTCGTGGCTTCTGGCCTCGATGCTGGCCGGGCCGATCATCAAGGGCGACGTGGGGCAGAAAGAGGCAAGGCGCTGCCAGCAAGAGGCCATGGGCCTGGTAGTTTCGGCCAAGGTCAACGACGCCAACCAGAAAAAGAGCAGCACAACCCATTCCGTCCCCTGGCTCTCCGGGAGGTAGCGCATGGCAAACGTCCGCAGCCATAAAGTATCCTTCGGCGGCGGGGAAATCTCCCCGGAAATGTTCGGCAGGCTAGACGATGCCAAGTATGCCTCGGGCCTTGCCACCTGTAGAAACTTCATCATCAAGCCCACGGGTCCCGCGCAGAACCGCGCCGGGTTTGCCTTTGTCCGGGAAGTCAAGGACAGCACGAAGAAAGTAAGGCTCATCCCCTTCACCTTCAACACCGACCAGACCATGATCATCGAGATGGGCGCCGGCTACTTCCGCTTCCATACCCTGGGCGCCACTCTTACGGATGCCGGGGGTTTCCTTCCCTACGAAATCGCCAACCCCTACGCGGAGGCGGACCTGTTTGACATCCACTACGTGCAAAGCGCCGATGTCCTCACGCTGGTGCATCCCTCTTATGCGCCTCGGGAGCTGCGCCGCCTGGGGCCGATTGACTGGGTACTGGAAGCCATAAACATGACGCCCTATCTGGCAGCTCCGGGGGGAGTGTCGGCAACGGCGGCAGGACACACGACGGACAAATACACCTACGACTATGTAGTAACATCTGTTTCGGCGGACGGCATTACAGAATCAGTTGCCTCGGCGGAAGCCTCGGATGCCGGGAACCTCTTTGAGACGGGGGCCACGGTCACTATTGCCTGGGACGCGGTTAGCGGGGCGTCAAGGTTCAATGTTTACAAAAAGCAGGGCGGGGTCTATGGCTACATCGGATCGACAACCGGACTGAGCATCATCGACGACAACATCGCGCCCGACCTCTCACTGACCCCGCCTATCTGGGATAATGTTTTTGCCACGGCGGGAGAAATCCAGGCTGTTGCCGTTACCAACGGCGGGGCTCTGTACGGGAGCACTTGCGGGGCGATTACGACGGTTACGGTCAACGACTCCCTGTACTATACCGCTATCCCGGATTCAGTCACAATGTCCGACCCGGCGGGAGCGGGCTGCGTCCTTACCCCGGACTGGGTAGAGGAATTTCCGGGAGCGGGCATCTGGCACCTTAATGCCGTAGCAGTCACCTTGGGGGGTTCGGGATACATCAACCCCAGCGTTTCTGTAAACGGCGGCACCCTGTATCCGGACTGGATCTGGCAGCAGGGGCACTCCAACAGTTTCACCGTAGCCAAAAACCCCAACCAGGTCACGCTCAAGGTTACCGACGCGGGGGGAGGCTCGGGGGCCTTGCTTCAGGCTGTTGTCACGGAAGAGGCGATTTCGGGCGTCAACGTCCTCAACCCCGGCTCGGGTTATGTGGACCCTGTAGTCACCGTTGACTATGCCGGGGGCGGCGCTGGGGCTTTGTTCGATGATCCTGTTTTGACCAGCACGGGTGACTATCCGGGGGCCGTGTCCTATTACGAGCAACGCCGGGTATTCGGGGGATCAAGGGCCTGCCCGCAGAATATCTGGATGACGAGGAGCGGGACGGAAACGAATTTCGCCTATTCTCTGCCTATAAGGGACGACGACCGCATATCTTTCCGGGTAGCGGCGCGGGAGGCCAACACTATCCGGCATATCGTCCCGCTTACCCAGTTGATCCTGTTGACCGCAGCCGCAGAGTGGCGGGTCACTTCGATCAATAACGACGCCTTGACGCCCAGCTCCATAGCGGTTCAGCCGCAGTCCTATATCGGGGCCTCGAATGTCCAGCCGCAGATCGTCAACAACACCCTGATCTACGGCGCGGCACGGGGAGGGCACGTGCGCGAGATGGCTTTCTCCTGGCAGGCTTCGGGGTTTATCACCGGGGACTTGTCGTTAAGGGCCGCCCACCTGTTCGACAACTTTGAAATCCTGGACATGGCCTATGCGAAGGCCCCTATCCCGATCCTGTGGTTTGTCTCGGACACGGGCTATCTCCTGGGGCTTACCTACGTTCCCGAGCAGCAAGTCGGCGCATGGCACTGGCACGACACGGACGGCACTTTCGAAAGCTGCGCGGTCGTGGCCGAGGGCCGGGAAGATGTTTTGTATGTCGTTGTGCAAAGGACAATCAACGGGGCAGATGTGCGCTACATCGAGCGCATGGCCTCCCGGCAGTTTGTGGACCAGGAGGACGCCTTTTTCGTGGATTCAGGCCTTACCTATGACGGAGCACCGGCAGACGAGATCAGCGGCTTAGACCACCTGGAAGGCTGCACGGTAAATATCTTAGCAGACGGCGCGGTCCATCCCCCGCAACTAGTGACCGGCGGCAAGATCGTTCTGGACGTAGAGGCCAGCACGGTTCAAGTGGGTCTGCCTATAACAGCCGATATCCAGACGCTTCCGCTTGCCTTGCAGGTCGATGCGGGCTTCGGGCAGGGCAGGATGAAGAATATCAACAAGGGATGGCTGCGCGTCTATCGTTCTTCGGGGATCTGGATGGGGCCGGACGTGGACCATTTAGTCGAGGCCAAGCAGCGCACCACGGAGCTTTACGGCGACCCGCCCGCTTTGAAGAGCGAGGAAATCCCGCTTGTGCTCTCGCCTTCCTGGACCGACGGCGGCCAGGTGTGTGTGCGGCAGACTGACCCGCTTCCGTTGACGATTGTTTCCATGACGCTTGAAGTCGCTCTTGGAGGGTAAGATGTACAACTACACTTTAGGCTATTCCCCCTTCACCTATGACCCGGCCCTTTTGAAGGCCGGGAGCATGCTCACAACAAACCCTTCCTCCGGGCCTTCCGCAGCCACGACCCTAGGCTTAGGCGCTGCGGTAACAGGGGTAATCACCTCCGCGCTGGGGGCCTATTCCTCTATTTCGTCGGTCAAGAGCAACCTGGAATTCCAGTCACATATCGGGGCCATTAACGCCCGCATGGCCGAGCGCAGCGCCCAGAGCATCCTTCGCGCAGCCGAGTACGAGACAGGCCGGCTGACCATGAAGGCCGGGCAAGTCAAGGGTTCCCAGAAGGCGGGGCAGGGGAAGCGGGGAGTCGCTATCGGGGTAGGGAGCGCCGCCGAAGAAATCGCTTCAACGGACCTCATAAAAGAAATGGACATGAACACCATCTATCGCAACGCCACGGCGGCGGCAGGGGCGGCCCGGATGCAGTCTGTGAACTTCTCCAACGCCTCCCTGTTGCAGGGGACCATGGCCGATACACTCAGCCCCTCCCTGGGGGCCGGTACGACCTTGCTTAAGGAGGCCACTTCGGTTGCCTATTCCTGGTATAGAAATAAACGGGCGGATGCTTTAGCCGACGCCCTGGGGGTGAGCTGATGCCGATGTTCGTTCCTACAGTGGGCTTAAACCCGGACCCTATGGCGGAAGTCAAGGCGCCGGAGTTCAAGGACTTCTCCGGGGGGCAGATTAAAGAAGCGGGCGAGGCCCTCACCAAGGCCGGGACAACTTCGCTCACCATCGGGCAGGAGTTACAGCGGGATATTGATATCGCCACCTCCAAGGAGTCGGACAATATCTTCGCCGATTTCAACCGTACCCGGCTGTACGACCCCGAGAAAGGCTACCTGCTTACTCAGGGGAAAAGCGCCCTCACGAACCGGGCGGATACCGTCAAGGCCATTCAGGACAAGGCCAAGGAGATAGAAAATGGCCTGGGCAATGACGTGCAAAAAATGATGTTCCGAAAGACCGCAGCCCAGAGGATGCAACAGGCGTTTTTGCAGATCGACGGCCACGCCATGAACCAGCTCAAGGTCTATAACTACAATGAGGCCAAGGCCCGCCTGGAAGGGGCGCAGAAAGACGCCATGCAGAACTGGGCGGGATGGGACGACCCGCAAGGGCTCTATGTCCGCAACAAGCAGCTTATGGGTGTGGAGTTTGACAATATCGCCGAACTGATGGGCGTCCCCAAGGACTCCGCGCTTTACGAATCCTCCAAGCTGGCCGCCTTTACCCAGTTTCACACGGACGTGCTCAATAACATGATGAGCCTCGGGCAGACCGAAGTAGCCCAGAAATATCTTGACGCCAATATCAAGGAGATTGCGCCGAATAAATTAGATGAAATCCGCACCAAGCTCAAAGCGGCAGACAAGCAGGTGAAATTTGATAAAGCCTTTGCCGACCTCTCGGTGAGGTTCGGGGGAGATTACGCAGCTCTGCAAACGGAACTGTTGAGCCCGGAATACCTGAAAGCATCGGGACTGGACGCAAAAGAGGCCGCGCAGCTTTCCAACATCTTCAAGGCGAAAGAGAATTACGAACTGACCGACGAGGCCCAGAAGCGGCAGGGCAGGATAGACGAACAGGTGGACAATGCCTTTAAACTCGCCAATGCGGGGAACATAGCCGCAGCTATCCGGGAGATCAAACGCTCGGAGGACATCCCCGAAGATAAGAAATTCCAGTACATCACGTCCCTTACATCCCGCGAAGTCAAGACCGACCCTATCGCCTTTGTGAATATGTACGACAAGGTACGCCGGGGGGAAGTGACGGCAACGGACATCAAGACCGCTTCGGGGGTGAGTGCGACAGATCGCGTCCGCCTCCTCGATGCCTTCTATGATGCGGAAAGCTCAGAGGTAAAGTCGGGGGAGAATTACCTTAAATCACAGATCATTTCTACTGGACCGCTCGGCAGCCCACTCCCGGCAGAACATGAGCGGCTTTATCAGGCTTATGAGGAGCTTGAGCAGTTCGTCAAAAAAGAGAGGAAGGACGGGAAGAAAGTCACTTCCGATACTGTTTATGAGGCAGCCAAGAAGATAGCCGCCCGTTACCGGCCCTCTATCAATACCCGGATTGAGGATTATCAAACCATGTTTCCGAGCGCTCCGGCAGCCGCCAAGTCAAGCGCCGCTCCCGGCAGGGTAAGTGAAATCCCGAAACGCAAGCCCGGCGAATCCATAGACGATTTCCTGAAAAGGACCGGCAGATGAACGCCCAGGAATTACAGCAGGCCGGGTTCAGCCCGGAGGAGATTCAGGCGTACCAAAGCCGTCAGCGCATGGAACTGAAAACAGCAGGGTTCACGGACATGGAGATTGACGCCAAGTACGGCCCCACTCCCGCGAGCCCGCCCAGTCCTCCCGCAGCGGAGATAAACGATTTTTTCAACGTGGGGTTAGAGGGTGTTGCCTTTGACCCTGTTGACGGAGTTCCGCAAGAGAATTTTGCCGATGTGGTTCATTCATGGGTGAGGCCGTGGCAGGCGGTAGGGTATTCATCGGCTGAATCCCTGAATCGGGGCATGGCCACCTTTGCCACGCACCTTGATACCATCTCCGAATACATCGAGAAGAAAACCGGATTGCAGAAGGGGGATTTCTTCACCAAAGCCGCCCAGCAGTACAACGAGAATACTGAGTACTGGAAAAAGCGGGTGAATGAGGTCGGGATTTCCTTTTTTCAGGAGCTGGTATCGGAAGCAGCAGGGGGAGCCGTTCCGGGCATTACGGAGTTTCTCTTGAATGTGCCATACGCCGCCGTGCTGGGAGCAGCCGAAGCGGAAAAGGCCGGAGAGAATGAAATCGGGGCCGCTATCCTGAGAGGGGCAAAGCGGGGGATTCTCGGGGCCGTCTTTCACGCCATGGGGCCGCTTCAGCAATACCTCCGCGCTCCGACTATGGGGGCCGTGTTTGGTACGCAAGCCGCTTTAGAAGGGGCAGATTCCCGCGAGATTGCCAAATCCGTGGGGACAGGGGCCTTGTATTCCCTTGTCAGTCCGGGGGGCAGGTACGGGCTCAATGAGCTGAAAGAAAACGCCCGTTCCTATTTCGAGAAGGACGCCAAACGCTTTGAGGAGTTCCGGGCAGGGGTAGAGCCGCCCCCCGCAGAGAAAACGGCTCAGGAGGGCGTTACAACGGGGCAGGAGGGGAAAACAGAGAAGCCTTTAACCAAATATTCAGTCGAAACTATAGACGCCGGAACGATCGAGGTTGCTGTTATACGAAATGAGGACGGAAGCGTTAGGCTCTTTGAACCTGAAACCGGATTTATGTCTAGTGAATACAATAAGGCATTTTCAACCGGGAAAACAGACGAGGAACTAATAAAATATCATTATGAGCCTCAAGGTGTGGAATCAGTTGCTCCCTTCGTTCCATCCTCCGCCGTTGCAACGCCAGAAATGCCGGACATCCGCTCCTATGTCCTGAGCGACATGGTTGAAAAGGTCAAGATCGGGGAGAAGGGCGGCTTCAAGCAGGTAAACAATGAGGGCGAAGGCTGGACCACGGAAGGCATACCTTCGACTTATCCGGAATGGTTCCGGGAGATATCCAAGAAGCATAAACTTTCAAAAGACCAATTCCTGAAACTCGCCGATAAAGTTGAATCCGGCAAGCCCCTGACCGACAAGCAGCAGAAGGTTTGGGATGATGTAGAGAGAGCCGCCGACAATTTGGAGAAAACCGAATACTCCGGGCTTCAAGAAGAAATCGCGCTTGCCGAACAGGGCTTTGTTCCCGTGAAAGACAAGGTTATGGCGGGCGACCTCGAAGTTGGCGACGAGGTTATGATCAAGGGGGATGTCTTTAAGGTCCGGGAAATGAACCAAGAGGGGGAGATGGTTTTAGAGGACGGCACGGCCATGACCCCGGACTTCTTTGACCAGATCAAAGTGGATGCAATCAAAAAGCCGGGAGTAGAGCCCGCGCTTGCCTTCGCCCCCAAAGCCAACTTTCGCCGGATGCCCGAAGAAGGGCCGGAAGCCGCAGAGCCCATGTCCCGCAGCTCTATCGCGGATTTTCTCCGGACAAATCTGGATATCCCTATCAAGACGGGCCGTTTCAATGACCGAGCCCTCGGAATCTATAAAGTCGAATCCGAAGTAATCCGCACCAAACAGGCCAACGACATTGAGGTTATCGCCCATGAAGTCGGTCATGCTCTGCAAAAATTCCTGTTCCCGGAATCCAAGACACAGGCAGGGTTAGGCTCAAGGCCGTTTTCCGCTTACAAGAACGAACTGGACCCCCTGGCAACGCAGCCCAAGGCCGGGCAGGAAGTCACCCCGGAGGGCTTTGCGGAGTTTATCCGGCTCTACATTACCGATGTCAAACAGGCGCAGGCCAAGGCCCCCGCGTTCTACAATTACTTTGAAAGCCTGCTTGAACTGAAGGCCCCCGAAGTAAAGGAAATCTTCATGGAGGCCCGGCAGCGTTACGACCTCTACATGCAGCAGCCCGCCCTCAAACGGGTACTGTCTCAGGTTTCCGTGGGCGAGAAGGACCCGGAACGCAAAATAAATTTCTCCGAACTGTACACCAAGACCATAGACGACCTGCACCCCCTGGAAAAGATAGTCAAGGAAATGGCCGGCGGGGAGAAAATCCCGGCAGCCAAGGACCCCTACAAGCTCGCCCGGTTGCTAAGAGGATGGCACGGCAAGGCGGAAGCCTTCCTGAAAAACAAGCCCTTCGACTTTGACACTTACAAGGACATTGAGGGGGCCAAATCCCTGAAAGATATACTTGCCCCCGTGAAAGACAACCTTGACGAGTTCCGGGCTTACATCGTTTCCAAGCGGGCCATTGAACTGGATAATAGGCAGATAGAAACGGGGATCTTGCGCGAGGACGCGGAAAGGCTCGTTGCTGAATACGATAAGAAATACTCCAAGACCTTTGAGGACCTCAAGGAATTTCAGGACCGCACCTTGACCTATCTCAAGCAGGCGGGACTTTTAGAGCCGAAAGCATACGAGAAAATGCGGCAGGCCAATCAGGATTATATCCCGTTTTACCGGGTATTCGAGGAGCAGAAAAACGGCGGGACAGGATCAGGTTTACAGGCGCGGAATCCCGTCAAAACCATCAAGGGCTCATGGCGAGATATCCAGGACCCCCTGGAATCCATTATCAAGAATACCTTCCTGTATATCAATTTAGCGGAAAAGAACGCCGTGGGCCGCGCTCTTGTGGACCTGGCCAAGAGCAAGGAAGGCATGGGGAAATTCGTGGAGAAGATCCCCGCGCCCATGAAGGGAATCGAGGTCAAGGCCGAGGAATTACAGGACTGGCTGAAAAAGGTAGGTCTGGAAGGGGAAATGACACCGGAAATGCTTGAAAGCGACTCCCTGATGATCTTCCGCCCCAATGCCTTCATGCCGAAGGATAACGTGATCGCTGTCTGGAATAAGGGGAAGCGCGAACTGTACGAGGTTCACCCCGAAGTGGCGCGGGTTTTCCAGGCATTAGACAAGGAAACGACCAACACGGTTTTGAAGATAATCAGCCTTCCGGCCTCCTGGTTGCGGGCAGGGGCCACCCTCACCCCCGAATTTATCGCCCGCAACCCCCTCCGGGATCAGTGGTCTGCTTTTATCAACTCCAAGTATGGTTTTGTCCCCGGCTTCGATACCGTGCGCTCGATTTTCAGCATGGCGAAGAAGGATGATATCTATTGGGAGTGGAAGAAATCCGGGGCGGATCATTCCATGCTGGTATCAATGGACCGGGACTATTTACAGGACAATTTAGGGGACCTCCTGCAACAGTACCCCTTGCGTAACGTGGTAAGAAACCCGATCAACGCCTTGCGGATACTTTCCGAGTTGGGAGAAGCGGGGACCAGGATAGGCGAGTTCCGGCGCGGAGTGGAGAAAGAGGGCGAGACGAAAGAGGGAATCCAGGCGGCGGGCTTTGCCTCCCGTGAAGTCACCCTTGATTTCAGCAGAGTAGGGGCGCAGACCAGGGCCGTCAATTCCATAATCGCCTTCTGGAACGCCCAAGTGCAGGACATAGACAAAATAGCAAGACAGTTCAAAGAGAATCCTTTGGGAACATCGGTCAAAGTAGCGGCCTCAATAACGCTGCCTTCCGTCTTGTTGACCATAGCGAACCACGACGATCCGCGCTTCAAGGAAATATCCCAATGGCAAAAGGACCTGTTTTGGATAGTCTGCACAGATAAGAACGTCTGGCGAATCCCCAAGCCCTTTACTTTGGGAATCCTGTTCGGCTCAGTCCCGGAACGGGTCACCAGCTACATTCTGGACCAGGACCCCAAGGCGTTTAATAACATTCTGGAAACCTTGAGCCGGGGATTTTCTCCCGGATTTTACCCTACCATGCTTATTCCTTTAACCGAGAATTGGGCCAATAAATCCATGTTCTTTGATAGGTCAATAGTCCCGCGCAGCCGCGAGGACCTTTTACCGGAATACCAGTACAGTGAGTTTACGACCGAGACGGCGAAAGGGTTAGGCAGGCTCATAGGCAAATTCCCCGGCATGGACCGCACCGGGGCGGCTTCCCCCGCTTACATCGAAAACCTTATCCGGGGATGGACCGGGGGCCTGGGGAAATACGCCCTCGATATAGCCGATTTGGGACTGAGGGCTACAGGGATAACTAAAAAGGAATACGAGGCCCCTACCAAGACCTTAGCAGACATCCCCCTGATAAAAGCCTTCTCTATCCGTTTCCCCTCTTCCGGGGCGGCCAGCATCGAGGAGTTTTACGAGAATTTCGAGAAAACCAACCAGGTCAACAAGACTTTCAAGGTCCTCATAGAGAAGGATCGCAACCCCGAAGCGGCGCTGAGGCTCTTGCGGGAAAGCGGCATGGAAGATCTCAACGGAGTGCATAAGGCTTTGGGAAACATGCGGAACGTGATTGACCTCGTTTACCGCAATCCGTCCATGACCGGGGATGAAAAAAGACAACTCATAGACACTATCTACCTGCAAATGATCCAGATCGCCAAACAAGGTAATGTCATCCATGAGCGTTTTGAGGAATACCGGAAGAACAGCCCGAAAGCGGCGGAACTGCGGGGCGCTGAATAAAAGGCGTACCCATATCCCAAAAATGCCGTGATAGCTTCACCACAATGGGAGGAACAATATGACAATCGCTTCGACAACTCGCAAGACGGCCCTATTCGCGGGCGATAACGCGACCACGGATTTCCCTTTCACCTTCAAGGTGTTTGCGGCCGCCGACCTTTTAGTCGTGAGGCGCACCATAGCCACCGGAGTGGAAACGGAACTTGCCTTGACCACCCATTACACTGTTACCCTCAACGCCGATCAAGAGGCCAATCCGGGCGGTGTCGTCGCGCTCCTTGCTCCCCTGCTTGACACTTACAATCTGATTATCAGCTCTAAGGTGAGCATCCTGCAGCCGGCGGCCCTTGCCAATCAGGGCGGGTTTTATCCGAAGGTCATTATGGACGCTTTGGACCGGCTGACTATCATCAGCCAGCAGCTCAAGGAAGAAATAGACCGCTGCGCGAAGGCCCCTATTACCTACCCGGAATATGCGGCCCTGCTGGACGATATTGCTATTTTGGCGACTCAGACCGGCGACATTGAAACCGTGGCGGATAATATCGGCGATGTTGTCGCAACGGGCGGCTCGATAGCGAACGTCAACGCCGTGGCCGCCGACCTAACCAACATTGACACAGTCGTTGCCAATCTCCCTGCTTTGGCCGGGAAGGTAAGCACAACCCTTTTCGATGCCAATACCATCCTGAAAGCCGATGCCGATGATACTCCCGAAGCTCTGACAGTCGCAGAGCAGCGAATCATAGGAAGAAAAACGGGCGGGAATATCACGGCACTCACGGGGGACGAAGTTTTCGATATGCTCCCAATCCCAATCAGGGGTTATCTGGCCGGACTAGGACTTTCCAATGCTGCTGATACTGAACACGATATCACCATTGCCGTGGGTACCTGTCGAGACTCAACCAATGCCGTGAATCTCACCCTTGCCTCTGCCATTACAAAACAGATTGACGCGGCATGGGCGGCGGGGACCAACGCCGGGGGGCTTGATACCGGGGCAGTGGGGGCAGATACATTTTACTATGTTTATCTTATCAGGAAGGACTCAGACGCTTCGATAGATGCCCTGTTCTCTGCTTCACCGACTTCCCCCACAATGCCAGCGGGGTACACATACTTCCGCCGAATCGGGGCATTAGTGACGGATGGATCGGCAAACATTAGGAATGGAGCATGGAACGGAGACACATTTACTTATAATACGAAAATAAACGATAGGGCTTCA